GCCTGCTGGAAGACGAGGGCATTCTCGACAGCCGAAAGCGTGTGAAGCCCTACGGCAAGTCAGGGCCGGCGCCGGAAGAGTTCGCGCTTTCCCCTTCGTGGCGGGATGACGCATGAGCGACAGCCCCATGACCCTGCGCGAGCGCGTGGTGCTGTATTTCGGCCGCAACCCCGACGAAGAGCTTACGTCTCACGACGTGCTCGCCAAGTGGGAAGTCTCCGACGTTCGCACCGTGCGCAACAGCTTGCGCTATGCCGTGCGGCAGGGCGTCATCGCCTGCAACTGGCGGCCGGGACAGCTCGCGGTGTATTCGGCCGGGCCGGTGCTGCGCCAGGAGGTGGGGGCGTGAACAGAGACTTGTTTGATGAACAGTTGGCGGATGCTGTCGTGGATAGCGCTCGGCCTTTTATCGAGCGGCTGGCGGACTTGCCTTTGACAGACCGCATTCGTGCAATCAACGCACTGCGCCACTTGATCCACCAGCAAAGCCCCTTTGCGGGGGAGCCGGTTGATTTTGTGGAGTGGGTCGCTGGCGAGAGCGTGCAGGCCAACGACTACAACCCCAATAGCGTAGCTCCGCCTGAAATGGAGTTGTTGCGCGTGTCGATCATGGCGGACGGCTACACGCAGCCTATCGTGTCAATGCTTGACGAATCAGGCGGGCGCACCGTCATTGACGGATTCCACCGCAACCGAGTGGGCAAAGAATGCGCCGATGTAAGGGCCCGCGTTCACGGATACCTGCCTGTCGTGCGAATCAAGCAATCGCAGGAGGGGCTTGCCGACCGGATGGCGTCAACCATCCGCCACAACCGCGCCCGCGGTAAACACAAGGTCGAAGCGATGAGCGACATCGTTATCGAGCTGAAGCGCCGGAACTGGAGCGATGAGCGCATCGCCAAAGACCTTGGCATGGACGCTGACGAAGTGCTGCGGCTGTGCCAGATCACCGGCTTGGCGGAGGCATTCAAAGATCAGCAGTTTTCAGAAGCTTGGGAGGTTGACCGTAGCGACTCCGCCGCTGGCGAAATTCTGGATGACGTGATCCCTGACTTTGAGGCAGACGACAAGGGGCGCGTTTATCACACATGGGAGCGGTGGGAGTGCTTTAGGGCCGGGTTCTATGACGAGCGCCCGAAGAGCATGACGCAAGAAGAGGGCGAGGCCGCCTATGGCGTGTTTCTGGCTGATCTTGATGCGTTTGGCCGGGCGCTGCATGGCGTCACGACAGAGTGGAAGTATTCGTGCGAGCACAGCCTAACCAATGACCGCATGAACCGCATCGCGTGGCTTGGGCAAGCGTCAGTAGCGTATGCGCTCGGGCTGCCATCGTGCTGCCGTGGCGGCTATCACCGCCTGACGGATTCGCAGAAAGCAGCGGCTGATGCGCTGGCGCTGGAGTATCTGAATCGCTGGCTTGCTGCCAACGGGCGAGAGCCGGTGGACCACGAGAAGGCCGGCGGCCGGACTGAGGCGGAGCTTTACTGATGGCCGCGGTTAAGAAGCGCATTGGCGTTGACGTGCTGCAAGCGGCTAGGGACCGCGTGCGCTACGTGTTTGACCACTTCGAGGCGGTTTACATCAGCTTCAGCGCCGGCAAGGATTCGAGCGTCATGATGCACCTCGTCATGGATGAGGCCATCCGGCGCGGCCGTAAGGTTGGAGTGCTGCTGATTGATCTTGAGGCGCAGTATCAACTGACCATCAAGCACGCGGAGGAAATGCTCCGCATGTACGCCGATCACATTGAACCCTACTGGGTTTGTCTTCCTATCAAGCTGCGCAACGCGGTAAGCAACTATGAGCCTGTCTGGTGCGCCTGGGACCCCGAGCGAAAAGATGATTGGGTTCGTCCCATGCCGAAAGGATTGGGCGTCATTTCCGATCCATCGTTCTTTGATTTTTTCCAGCCGCGCATGGAGTTTGAAGAGTTCATCGAACTGTTCGCCGTCTGGTATGGCCGGGGCAGAACCACCGCGGCTTGCATTGGAATCCGCTCCGACGAAAGCCTGAACCGATTCCGAACCATTGCGGTTTGGGACAAGGAGACTCACTTTGGCAAGCGCTGGACAACGAAGGTCGTCGATGAGGTCTACAACGTCTACCCCATCTACGATTGGCACGTCACCGACATTTGGAAGTACCACGCCGCAGACCCCGGAAAGCCTCACAACGAGGTCTATGACCGTATGCAATTGGCCGGCGTGTCCTTGCACCAGATGCGGCTCTGCCAGCCATACGGGGATGATCAAAGACGCGGACTCTGGCTATACCATCTCATTGAGCCCCAAACCTGGGGCCGAGTAGTCGCCCGCGTCAACGGCGCAAACAGCGGCGCCCTCTACATTGAGGAGCGCGGCAACGTCACCGGCTACAACAAGATCACGCTGCCGCCTGGGCATACGTGGCGCAGCTTCTGCAATCTGCTGCTGGCGACGATGCCGGAAGTCACGCGCGAGCACTACACGAAGCGTTTCCGCGAGTGGCTGCACGGCTGGCACAAGCGGGGCTATCGCAGCGGCATCCCTGACTTCGCTCCGCCCGAGCTTGAAAAGAAGTATTGGGCGCCTTCGTGGCGGCGCATGTGCAAGGTGCTGCTACGCAACGATTGGTGGTGCAAGGGGCTTGGCCTGACGCAGCCGAAGAGCGCCGCTTATGAGCGCTACATGAAGATCAAGCGAGACAGGAAGGGGGCCGCCAGTGCCTAACCGCATCCTCCGCGAAGGCATCCTGACAAGCCCGCGCCTTGCGCGCCTGGGCTGGGCAGAAGAGGTGTTCTATCGGCGGCTGATGTCTGTCGTTGATGACTTCGGTCGGTACTACGCCGACCACGGAATGCTGCGGGCGGCCTGCTACCCGCGGCAGTTAAGCAAGGTTTCCGACTCGGACGTAGGGAAGTGGCTGACCGTGCTGGTCGAAGCGGCCCTTGTAAGGGTGTACCCGGCTAAGGACGGGGAGCGTTACCTAGAACTGCTCGACTTCCGCCAGCAGGTGCGGGCAAAGGAAAGCAAGTTCCCATCGCCTGCAAGTGAATGCGCAGCAGATGCTACGCAAGTGCCAAGCAAGGGAGAAGCGGATGCGCGCCTAGACGTATTCGTATTCGGAGACGTAGACGAAGGCGATAAGGCGCGCAAGCGCGCAGCGCCGGTGGCGCGTCCTCCTGATGTTGCCGAACAGGTTTGGACCGACTGGCTGCACCTACGCAAAGCCAAGCGCGCCCCGGTGACGCAGACCACGCTCGACGGGGCAGTGACCGAGGCAGGCAAGGCAGGCATGACCCTGGAGGCGTTTCTGCGCGTCTGGTGTCGGCGGGGTTCGCAGGGGCTGGAAGCTGCATGGCTGAAGCCCGATGAACTGCCGGCGCAGCGTGTGGACGCGCCACCGCCGACCGGCCTAGCCCTTGCCGAAGCCGAGCTACAGCGCCAGCGAGAGCACAAGGCCACCAAAGCGCCAGCCGAGCTGCTGGCGCGCGTTAAACAAGCCGTGAGGACCGCATGAGCGACCCCCTAGACCCCCGCGTCAAGTGCGTGGACTGCCGCCACTTCCGCCCGTGGCAGTGCGGCAACTTCCGGCAAGCCCGCATCGGTGCGCCAGTCGTCGGTCCTGCGCTGGCGAATCTGCCGCAACGGTGCCCGGGGTTTGTGGCGAGGGTGGCATGAGCACCGAAGCCCGCCGCTCAGGAGTAGCCGCCTGCCTGCTGGAAGGCAAGAATAACGCGCAGATAGCCGCAGCCCTCGGCGTGCATCGCCACACAGTAGAGCACGACGTGAGGACGCTGCAGCAGCGGCACCAGGCAGACAGCCGGGTCGCGCTGGCGCTGGCGCTTGAGCGGCTGCTTATGGCGGAGGCGGTGTGATCCTGCTGCCAAACCTACGCACCGGCCGCGGCTTGAACGACCGCGAGCACTGGCGCGTGCGTGCAAAGCGGGTGAAGGCTGAGAAGGAAGCCGCCGCCTGGGAGCTTGCCCGATGGGCCGAGAAGCCGCCGCTCCCGTGCGTGGTGACGCTGACGCGGTTTGCGCCTAGCAACGGGCTGGACGACGACAACCTTGCCGGCTCGCTGAAGGGCGTGCGTGATGCCGTGGCCGCGTGGCTCGGCGTGGACGACAGGGACCGCAAGCGCGTGCGGTACGTGTACGAGCAGCAGCGGGCGGCTTGGGCGGTGGGGATCAGCTTTGAGGGGTGGCCGTGAACGCCTTGACCGCAAAGACAGTCACTACCGAGATAACGACCGCGCTGGCGCGCAGCTTGTAGGGGATGCGATGGGCAAAGAGCAAAACGACCTCATCACCATCGATATGGTGTTTGGCACCGTCGAGATTCAGCAGCGGCCGGTGATTCGAGAGGATGGCGCGCTAGGCTCAGAAAGCCGCTCCGTCCACCGCGACCTTAACGGCGGCATCACCAAGATCGGCGAATGGTCGCCGCCGTGTTGCTGGCTGGTGTTTCCAGAGCCAGAGCCGCGGCGCTGGTGGGAGTTTTGGCGATGACACGAGACGATATCGACTTCCACGCAATCCCCGAGCGGCAATGGCCCGTGGATGAGCGGCTGCGCAACTGGGCGCGCTGGTGTAAGTCCTCGGGTCATCGGTCAGTTCATCCGATGTTTCGCAACTACCGCTCGTCCGACCAATACACCGGCCACAGCGTCAGCGATCCGGTGGACACGCGGGAAGCCGTGCGGCTGCAAAAGGTGTTTGTCACGCTGCCCGAGCTGCATAGGCACGCGATTCAGTGGCACTACGTCTATCCCGTGGCTCCGCGGCGGATGGCGCAGGCGCTGGGGCTGACGCTCGACGGGCTCAAGCAGACGGTCATTGATGCGCGGGACATGCTGAAGAACCGCGGTGCTTGACGCACCCGCCGAACTGTGGCACGCTTCGGGGAACGTGTGAGCCCATAGGCATAGGACGCGCCTTCCATTTCGGAGGCGGCAGTGTCACTGCAAGGCTCATGCGAGCAGCGCCCCGGGATGGGGCGTTTGCATTTGTGGCCGCGTGCGTCTTGGGCCGCTTGCCCATGTAAGCCAGCAGGCGAGCTATGCACCCCCCGGAAACACGACAGGCCGTCATTGAGTGCCTGCGCGACGGATTGAGCCTGCGCAAAGCCGCAGAGACGAACGGCGTTTCTCCGTCCACTGTGCTGGGCTGGGTTGATGCCGATCCTGCGTATTCCGAACAGTACGCGCAGGCGCGTGCGCGCGGCTATCTGCTGCTGGCCGACGAGATTATCGAAATCAGCGACGACAGCAGCGGCGACGTGATCGACACCGAACACGGGCCGAAAGTTGACGCTGAGCGCGTGGCGCGGTCGAAACTGCGGGTTGACTCGCGCAAGTGGATGCTTGCGAAGATGCTGCCCAAGGTCTACGGCGACAAGCTCGACCTGAACCACAGCGGCTCGGTGAGGTTTGAGAAGATCGAGGCGGTAGTTGTCGACCCTGCGGGTTGAGATTCCGCGAGTTTTCCTGCCGCTGGAGAAGCGAGCCCGCTACATCGGGGCAAAGGGCGGCCGAGGCTCTGCGAAGTCGCATTACTTCGCGGGCAAATGGCTGCGCCGCAGTGTTGCCGACCGCTTCGACTGCGTGTGCCTGCGTGAAACCCAGCGCTCGCTAGAGTTCTCGGTTAAAAAGCTGCTGGAGTCCAAGATCCAGCACTACAACGCCGGGGCCTACTTCGACGTGATGGATCGCAAGATCACGTCAGTCCACGGCGGCACGACGATCTTTGAGGGCTTGCAGAACCACACGGCCGACTCGATCAAGTCGCTGGAAGACTTCGACGCCGCATGGACTGAAGAGGCGCACTCGCTGAGTCAGCGCAGCCTAGACATCCTGCGGCCGACGATCCGCAAGCCTGATTCTGAGCTTTGGTTTAGCTGGAACCCGGACCTAAGCACTGATCCGGTTGATGCGCTGCTGACAGGCGACAAGCCGCCGCCTGGCTCCATCGTGGTTCATGCGAACTACATGGACAACCCGTTCCTTCCTGACGTGCTGCGGGAAGAAATGGAGTACGACAAGCGCCGCGACCCAGACAAATATTCTCACGTCTGGCTCGGTGAGTACCGGCGCAACAGCGAAGCGCGGGTATTCAAGAACTGGCGCATCGAAGAGTTCGACGTGCTGCCCGAGTGGATCTTGCGGCAGGGCGCCGACTGGGGCTTCAGCATCGACCCGAGCGTGCTCGTGCAGTGCGCCATTGTCGGGCGGACGCTGTACGTGCCGTATGAGGCGTACCGCATCGGCTGCGACATTGACTTTTTGCCCGATCTGTTCCGCACGGTTCCGCAGTCCGAGCGCTGGGCCACGGTGGCGGATTCAGCCAGGCCCGAGACGATCAGCTACATGCAGCGTCACGGCTTCCCGAAGATGTTGCCAGCGATCAAGGGCGCCAAGTCGCTGGAAGAAGGCGTTGAGTTCCTGAAGGCGTTCGACATCGTGGTTCACCCGCGATGCACGCACTTGATCGACGAGCTGACGCTCTACAGCTACGAAACCGACCCGCTCACGGCGCAAGTGCTGCCGAGGCTGGCCGACAAGGACAACCACGTAATAGACGCGCTGCGATATGCCTGCGAAGGCGCGCGGCGCTCCGTCAAGCGAGCGGCTTTGCTCGATGTGCCGACAGGCGGCGGAACCTACTTAGGCATGTGATGGCCCGTAAACCACTCAAACGCGATGCAGTCGTCGAAGAAGCGCGCAAGCGCTACGACTACGCCCGCGAAATGTGGAATCCCATTTACGAGGATGCCCGGGAGGACATGCGTTTTAGCGACCCGACCGACCCGCAGCAGTGGGCCGAGGAGGTCGTCAGGGAGCGCAAGAACGCACCCGGCGGCGCTCGGCCGTGCTTGGTGTTCGACCAGCTATCGCAGCATGTGCGCCAGGTCATCAACACGGCCCGCCGCAACAAGCCGGCGCTTAAGTTCCTGCCGGTCGATGACGGCTCAGACTTGCGCCTTGCCGAGGTGCTGCAGGGCCTTGCGAGGCAGACCGAGTACGCCAGCCGGGCGGATGTGGCCTACATCACCGCGCTGAATCAAGCTGTTCGGGGTGGAATCGGCTTCTTCCGCCTGGTGCTGGAAGAAGTGAAGAACAGCGACGTGGAGGGCCAACTGTGCGCCCGCATCGCCCGCGTCGTGGACTTTGAGACGGTGGTCGTTGACCCTGACTTCACCGAGCCCGATGGCTCTGACATGGCCTGGGGCTTTGTCGAGGAGTCGATCCACAAGACGCGCTTCGAGAAGCTGTACCCCAAGGCGCGGATGGTCGATTGGGCGGCCGACGACAAGGGCTGGTTCACGAAAGATCACGTCCGCGTCTGCGAGTATTACCGCGTCATCGACCAGGGCGGCACGAAGGTCTGCGAGCACTACAAGCTGACCGGCGAGGAGATCCTCGAGGAGTCCACCTTCCCGGCCGAGTTCGTGCCGCTGTTCCCCGTGCTTGGTAATGAGGAGTGGGACGAAGGCAAGCGCCGCCTCGCTGGCTGCGTCCGCCTGGCCCGTGATGCCCAGATCAGCTACAACTTTGAGCGGAACAGCGAGTTTGAGGCCGTCGCTGTCGGCCCCAAGGCTCCGTGGCTGGTGGCCGATGGTGCGATCTCGGACTATAAGAAGTTCTGGGACCAAGCCAACCGCGGCAACCTTGCGTACCTGCCGTACAAGTACCTTGACGATCAGGGCAACCCGATCCCGACGCCGCAGCGCATCGACCCCGCGGGCGTTGCGGTAGGCTGGGCCACGCTGTCGGAACGCTCCAAGGCCGACATCCAGGCCGCGCTGGGCATGTATCAGGCCAACGTCGGCAACAACCCGAACAGCCAATCCGGCCGCGCTGTCATGGCGCTGCAGGACAAAGCCGATGTCGGCTCGTTCCACTACGTCGACAACCTCGCGCTGTCCATCGGTCACCTGGGCCGCGTGCTGACGCAAATTTGGCCGGTGATCTACGACCAGCCGCAGGTGCTTCGAATCATCGGGGAAGACGACGATCCCAACTTCGTGCGCGTTGACCCGACCAGCCCGGATGCGTACTCCGAGCAAGTGGACGTGACGGGCAAGAAAGTCGTCAGCATCAATCCGGGAATCGGTCGCTACGATGTCCGCGCCACTGTCGGCCCGGCATTCCAAACGCGCCAGATCGAAGCCGCCGCCGAGCTTGGCGAGATGGTCAACGGCAACCCGCAGCTCATGGCGATCCTGGGCGACGTGTGGGTGAAGATGCGCAACTTCCCGCAAGCCGAGAAGGTGGCAAGGCGCCTCAAGGCCATGCTCCCGCCTCAAGTGCAGGCCGCCGAAGACGAAGAAGGCGCGCAGATGCCGCCGCAAGTCATGGCGATCATGCAGCAGGCGCAGCAGGAGATCCAGCAGCTCCAGCAGGCTCTGCAAGAGGCCCAGAGCGGCATGGCGACGAAGCAGCTCGAAGTGCAGGCCAAGCTCCAGCAGACCGCGATGGTCGAGCAGTCGAAGCAGCAGCTTGCACAAGCGCAGATCGAATCCGCCGAGCGCATCGCGGCCCTGAACGCCGATGTCAAGCGCGACATGAGCGAGCTGGCCGGGGCCATTCAACTGATGGCGAAGAAACTCGAAGTGCCGCTGTCGCTGGGGCAGGAAGTCGAAGCCGACCTGTCAGAAGCCGAGCCGGTCGAAGAGAAGCCCGACCCGATGATGCTGCTGGCTCAAGCCATCGCAGGCATGAACCAGCCCAAGCGTAAGCGGCTGGCGATTCAGGCCCCGAGCGGTGAGGTGTACCAAGGCATGGTCGAAGACGACGCGGGGGTCGAGCAGTGACCGGCACCGGAGAGGCCGACATCACGTTTCCCGCGCACCCGGGCAGCAACGAGGCGTCGGTCACTGTCGCAGCGCCTGGCGTGACGGCAGAGACGCACGTCGAAGCGTGGGTGATGGGCAACGACTCCACGACGAAGCACACGGCGGCAGACCACCGCTATTTCGCAATGCTCTGTGCGCTGACATGCGCGCCGGGCA